CTCGGTCTTGAAAATATATTTTCTCATATGTATCATGCAGGAAAATGTGTATCAAGAAAGCAGTTAAAGATTTTCAATGCGGGGAATGCAAGAGTTGGACATATCGGTATAGTGTATTATATATCGGATGCCGGCAACTCGCTTGCGTCAGCTTTCACATCTTTGAATACATACAATGTATTGAATTATGGCTCTGTATCAAAAAGCGGATGGTTGACACGCTTTACATTTGGTCGAACGATGGATGTATTTCCTGTCGGTCTAAATGAAAATGCGTCAAACTCTACTTATTTCAGCACAAGAGGCGGACATGAGTTTTCAACTCAAAACAAGACATCCGCAAAAACAGGTATTGCAGTGTCGTTTAATGGTGGCGAGCAATCAAAATCGGCACTTGATACATACAGTGATTTTGTTCAAGCAACTCATTCAAAAATACGCTCAGTGTGGGCGTTTTCGATAAAAGAGGAAACCTCTGTATCTGTATTTAAGTCACTTCAAAAATTAAATTGATGATGGAAAAAGTTTTTGCCTCACAAAGCCCTCGTCTTCTTGTCGAGAAGATAGATGGCAAAGATTATAGAGTACGCTTTGATGTTCACCCCTTCGAGGTAGAGGGTGAACAAAAAGGTGTATCGTACATGGAAGAAACGCTTGACCACGCGCCAACCATTGACGAAGTAAAGAAAATAGTCATAGGGTACTACAATGACTTGTGTGACAAAGAGATTTTGTCAGGATTTCAATACGATGGGGTGCCAGTGTGGTTATCGCGAGAAAATCAGATAAACTACAAAGTAGCTAATGATTTGTCGTTTCAAAATGTATCTGTCGGCGGCGAGTTTCAACCCATAAAATTCAAGTTTGGTACGGACGCTAATCCTGTATACAAAACATTTGAAACACTTGAGAGTTTAAGCAGTTTTGTCGTAAGTATGTTCACTTACATACAAAAAACTCTAAACAAATACTGGGAGATTAAGGATAATATAAAATGGGATAAATACGAAGAATTATGATGAAAAAGATTTTTACAAAAGAGAGCGGACGTTTGAAACACATTTGGTTTGGGTTTCTGTCAGGATTGTTGTTTACCGTTGTAGGCGCAACATTGTTGGGCGTTTTAACTGAAATTAGAGACCGTAAAAGAGGTGGGAAGTTCGACAAGTATGACTTGTTGGCAACTGTATTGGGGGGTGTTATAGGTACTATTGTTACCTCATTCCTCATATACTTCTATCTCCAAAGCGGAATATGGTCTGTGCTGTTTTTCATTATTGCCAACACTGCATTCGTGTGGGGGTTCGGTTGGTATTTCGAGGGCTTTTGGTGGTTTCCAAAAGCGATATATGACATTACACTCGGATTGCTAAATGAAAAATTAAAATGAAAACGAATGGATGTGGGGCGTGTTCTGGATGGCTGTCTTGGATACGCCCTCCGCATCACCGCTTTTTCTACAAACAATGTGTACTACACGACGAATTGTATAATAAGGGCGGCACGGAAGAGGATAGGAAACGGGCTGATATGCGGCTTTTTAACGACATGGTAAGACATTCGATTTCGTATTTCGGAGACAGAATTTCTGCACAGATGTGGTTCTTAATTCTTGCATATCTGTATTATAAAGCCGTGCGGATATTTGGACATTCGCAGTTTAATTACAGATAGTTTATTCGAACTACATTTGCACAAGCAATATCTTTAGTTGTTGATATTGTCTTAGCAGATTATATATATTCTGGGGTATAGTAGGATTGATTGTATTAGCATGTTCCAAGCATTTAGAGCGTGAAAAAGGAGAAAGTGATACACTCGTTAAGGCGCTATGGAGTATCGTGCTTATACTGCTTGTATTATTTGCCGTATTTTTCTACAATCGTACAGTAGAGAATAGAAGAAATGGGAACGTCCTCACAGATAGCTCCCATTTTTAGTTTCCATAAGTCCTTCGTATCTTTGCGACGCTTACCACGGCAATCGTAAATCAAATTGGATGTCAAACCATTAAAAACGAAAGATTATGGAAATAGATGTATTTCAATTTTCGTACTGGAACGGCTACTAAGTTATAGCTGTTTGCAGTAAACAACGTATTTGATGCGTTACGATTTTCCCTATAACTGGGAATGAGAGAATAGGCAGGAGTTATTTCTTGCCCTTCTTTTTAGGTTTAATATCGTATTTCAGAGCCTTATTATTCATGATTATGAACGCCAAAGTTATATACCGAGTGTGAACGTTTTTACCAGTAATGCACCAAAAAAAAAGAGGCAGCTCTGTCCTTGTAACTGAGGGGTAACTTCTGACAACTGCCGACTATCATACCCAAGTAAATTTATATGTTTAACAATAGGGGGAGTAAGAGGGGGTAACATTCTCTGTATCCTAACACCCCAAGTAATAATTGAAATATGGAAACAAAGAAAACAGTTTGGAGTATTTTTCGAGATTATGTCAATAGCAAGCCTATTGGAACGGAGATAACGAGGCAAGAAATTCTTAATCAGGTTGAGAAAGAACTTGTCGAAGATGGTAAGTTTATTGAGCATTACAAACGCGGTAAAATCGCAAATTTTTCATCTACTACTTTGGATTGCGCACGCAACATGAGTGAGAAAGTAGGATATTTAGCCAAGACAAACAAGTCGGGCATATATAGAGTAGTAAAACACTTTGCTGATGATTATACAGTCAGCCTGCTCAGAAAAGACTACGATAATGGCAATAGATGTAACGATAACGAGGATTAACAATTTTGAATACTCTTTCAAACTGTCGAGCAAGAATGGGATAAAGCACGTTGCGAAGGCATTAACTTTCCGCAACCCAGATATATTTGCTTATTCATCGAAAATAGAGAAGTTTGACAAAAAGAAGTTCACGTTCAAAATAGGCATGTTGTCTACGTTGGAAAAGTATATTCGAGTTCAAAACCTTTCATATCAGATTTCGGACTACGATTTTGCTTTACCAGAAGGAGTAGAGATAGACGGAAGGATGTCGGGGAAGTATATTCACCAACGCAAGGCAGTTGAGGCTTTTTATCGTAGGAGGTTTGGAATTATCGTTGTACCTACCAGAGGAGGGAAGACCTTCATTGCTTCCGAGATATTGCGTATATTTCTTGATACCGATGAAGGCAACTTCCTATTCCTTACCGATAACACAACGCTGTTTAATCAAGCTGTAAATGATATCAAGGAGTATTTTCAGCCGTATGGTGGTATAGAGGTAGGAGAAATCAAAGCTGGCAAGATTGACACTGGCAAGCGTGTAACTGTAGGAATGATTCAAACAATTCAATCTACATTCTCTGGACGTTGTAAAGACCGAGTTAAGAAAAGGGAGCTTGATAAGTATTTCAAAACATTGAAGTTCCTTTGCGTGGACGAGATACACGACAACTGTTCCGATGCGAAGCTCAAGACATATAAGAAAGTGAAGAAATTGGAATATCAACTTTGTCTTTCAGCAACTCCGTATCGGACAGGCACGTTGGTTCAGAACTTGAAGCTCAAGGAATGGAGTGGTGATGTTGTTTATACGATAACGGAGAAGCGATTGAGAGAAAGAAAGGTATTATCAGACTATCGGGTGTTCATGCTGCTTATTGACCATAATGATATTGAGTATGATGTTGACGTGGAAGATTACAACGGCTATCGTAAAGAGTTGATTTTTGAGTCACAACTTCGTAACAAGATACTTATGCAGATTATCGAAATACTCCGAGAGCTGAACTTGAAAACGCTTGTATTATTCCAAAGCGTAGAGCATGGACGCACGGTGGAACGTCTTTCAGGAATACCTTTTATCAGTGGTGAGACTGAAAGTGAAGACCGTGAGCGAGCAAAGGATGAATTTTTGGATGGTGAAGGCGGTTTTCTTTTGGCTTCAAATATCTTCAAGAAGGGTGTTACACTTCCGCAGGTTGAAGTTATGATAAACGTAGATGGAGGACTTGAGGATGCTAACACTATTCAGAAGAAAGGACGTGTATTGGGAGCAACGAAAACTAAGAGTAGAAGTCTGATAATTGACTTCTTTGATTTGTATGATGCTTATTTCTCCGAACATTCCGAAACAAGGTTAAATACTTACGTCGAAGCTATCGGTGAGAAGCGTGTAGACATTCTTGATACTTCGATTGATGATTGGAAAGAAACGATTAAAAGATGGACAATAAAGTGGTTCGCCGCAGACAAAGACTTTTCAGATATGCAGTAGATACGTTCGTGGAGTTATTGGAGCAAGTTACCAAAAGGAAAGTTAATTACAAATGTAACGATTCCGATACGGCTTGCTGGAATAACTTCATGGACACTTTCTCAGACCGTATCGGAGAAGAGTTTGTGAGAAAGTTTTGCGAATATGGTATTCAATCTTGGTTTAATTCAGGAACAAAGAAGGACTATTCACGAGAAATAAGGTTCAATTGGGTGTTCGGAAAAACTGCCATAGAGAGGTGGAAAAAGTACGACATCGACACTAATGTATATATCACAAGGATTGGGTTAAAGACAGACCATAAAATCAATGTAATCAAGAAGAAAACCGAGATACCAGCGTTAATATCTACTATTCGTCCAGCGGAGGAGAAATTCAAAGCGGACTACCATAATACCAACAGAGGTTACTTGTGGTGTATTGCTAATACCACTTTGTACTTCCATAAGAGTTCTAAATGTGCAACTTGTAAATTCAAAAACGAATGTAAGGAGCTTCTCAAAAAGGAGTATCCAAAAATATATGTAAAGCGAGGATATGGCGAAAAATGATAGTTTAGCAAGTAACTTCGTTGCAGAGCTTTTTGCTGCTGCGTTAGAGAAAAGAACGGTATTTGATATTGTACGTCAATACTTGAAATTCTCTTATTTGCAGATTGAATCCGAGAAGAAGTTGTGGCAATGGGTTACGAAACGATATGACCGAACGGGGAAAGTACCCACTATTGGTCAAATTCAACAACAATTCCAAGATGATGAAAATGTTTTAGAGAAACTTGAGGAGATAGCTGATGTTGAAATAGACGAACAAGGAGGTCATGAGCTTATTGTTGATACTTTCGAGAAGTTTATCAAAAAGATGAAATTTCTTGAAGCCAATGATAAGATAGCGGATATATACAACCGTGGCGAAAAAGACAAGGCTTGGGATATGTTCGTCAAATATGCTGAAGAATTCTCCAGGTTCTCTATTCAGGATGCGAAATTTGAAACCGTCTTTGGAGACTTTGCCGAGCGTCAAGCAAAGCGAAAGAGCGAGGATTGGAAATACCGTTATAAGATACCGACAACGATTGATGAAATTGATTTTCGTTTAGGAGGAGAGAACGGTGGTCCAGAGACAGGTGAGTGCGTTCTTTGGTTGGGTGACTCTGGAGCTGGAAAGAGCCAAGTGTTGGTTCATGTCGGTGTATCTGCCGCACGACAAGGCTTCAGGGTTGCCCACTTTCAATTAGAGGGTACGAAGGAACAATGTTTGAACCGATACGATGCTGCTTGGACTGGTACGCTATACCAAGATGTTAAACTTGGTAACATTACCGCCAAGAAAATGGAGGTTTCAAAGCGTATTGTTAAGAAGCTCAAAAAGTCGGATATTATTGTTTCATCAGAAGAGACTTTCAACGCCAAGACTTTGAACAATGTTCGTAGAGAGGTAAAGGAAATGGAGAAAACGTATGGAAAGATTGACGTTATAATCATTGACTATTTGGAGTTGTTAGAAGTAGGCGATGGGCATAATTATACACCTCACGAAGAGCGTTTCAGACAAGCTAAACTTGCTAAGGGGATGAAGATGCTTGCTATGGAGTTCAATGCTGTAGTGCATACGGCTACCCAGTCAAGTAGTATCGGAGAAGAGCAGAAGAACGACCCAGAGTTTGTAATCACCCGTGCTCAACTTTCGGAGGATAAAGGAAAAATCAGACCGTTTGATATATTCATTACTATCAACCAAACGAGGGATGAGTCCAAGGAAGAGATTATGAGACTTCATACAGATAAGCTCCGAGACTATAAAAATGGAGACCCAATTCATATTTGTAATAACTTCGCATACGCAAGGTTTTATGATAGAAAGCGTACATTGAATACAGATTGGGATGAATATGAAACGAGCAACAAGGAAGATTGATGATGCCGACCTTCGTGATTTGTTAATCAATCCGAAGTTAAACCGAAGAGGACAGTACATTTGCGACTGTCCTTTTTGCGGAAAGGAGAAACATTTTTATATATCAAGACAAACTCAACTTTGGGATTGTAAGAAGTGCGGTGAGTATGGAAGTATCTATAAACTACTCAAACAACTTGATAAGACCTATTTGTTGGGAGGAGCAACAGTTGAAATTCGGGAGACTATTCAGAGCCTTCGGAGTATCGTTGCTGAAAGCATAGAGGAGGATGAGGTGACGTTAAAGGAACTGCCTGTTATAAAGATGCCTGTGGGGTGGAAAGTGTCGTTAGCAAGCACGAAATACCTATTGGAACGTGGTATAACATCTGCGGATTGTAAACGTTATAATATAGGAGCGACTGATTTGTATAGAAAATACCAAAACTATGTATTGATACCAATTTATGACGGTGGAAAGATACGAGGGTTTTTGGGAAGGTACGGAGCGAAGAAAGTTCCAAAAGACCGATTAAGATACAATAACAGTGTTGGCACGGAGTTCTCCGAGCTTTTGTTTGGTTATGACGAGATAACAGAGAATACTACAACGGTTATATTGGTAGAAGGAATTTTTGACAAGATAGCAGTTGACAAAGTTCTTCACTTATGGGATAACGAGGAAATAAAATGCGTTTGTACGTTCGGTAAGAAAATCAGTCCAGAGCAATCGAAAAAGTTAATGTTGAAGGGAGTCACAAATGTCATATTGTTATATGATTTTGACGCTATCAAAGACATCAAAAAGTATGGTTTGGAACTTGAAAACAACTTCGTGACAAGTATAACATATACAAACAAAAAGGACATTGACGAGTGTACCGAGGCAGAAGCGTTGGAAGTATTTACCCATTTACAGAAGCCAAGAGAGTTCAACGAAGATGTTATTGGAAAATTAAAGAAGTAGATTGATATGGAACAGAAAACAAGAAACTTGTCAGTAGCAGAGTATTTCTTGGTTATTCAGAAAGAGTATTTGATAGCTGAATTTCGCAAGAAAATCTACTACAACCCTAAAGATAAGGCGTATTATCAGAGAGTGATGGAGCATAAAGCTAAGAAGATAAATGATATCGCTAAACGCAATCGCTTAGATAGCATACTGAACAATTCCAGCAAGTTAGAAGAGGTACGGAACGAGTTGTTTGATAAACTTGGTAAGCCCAAGTTTGAATTAACGGAGCTTGATGTTGAAAACTATTATGCCGTTGGGAACGAGTTTTCATTCAGAGGAGGTATTTGGATTTTGGACCAAATAAAAGCAGACGGTACATTTACACTTTATTCCGCAAAGTCACAAGAATACGAAGATGCGAATAAAGAGGACGTATGCCGAATATTGTAAAAATATCAATTGGTGGTTTACCCAATTAAATACTGGGTTTGCCTGGAATTTAGCTAACAAACGTTAAATTTTTGGGCAAACCCAAATTTTTTTACGAAAAGTTTTGCCGTTTGGAAAATAGTTCTTACCTTCGCATCAGAATTGTAAATTAAACTGTAAATCGCAATGGGACAAAAGATGAAAATGTCAGAAAAACTCTATCATAGATATGAGTATCTTGCAAAGAAATATGCAAGCAAGATACTCTCATATGAAGAACTTTCCTTTGAATTTGAGGACTTGGTTCAGGAGTTCCGCTTGAAAATCTTTACTTCCATAAAATCATACGGCAAACGTTGGGCGAAATATCGTAGGAACGAAGCGTCAAAGCCAGTACCAATCCGATTTTACTTGGAGACAGCGTGTTCGAACAAGTCCAGAGATTTTATGAAATATATAAGTAGGGAGAATTACAAAACAAGGATTGATGAAATCAACTTTGACTTCGGTATAGAAGATGATACCACGATAACTCCTGAAAAAAACAAGTTCGTAGTAAATGGCGTTGATTTGTTAGAAGGATTGAAGGGCAAAGAAAGAGTTATTTTTTCACTTTTCTTGCGAGGTTACAATAACAAAATTCTTACCAAAGTTTATTTTAACAATGAGTCAGAGAAGCGAGCAAGAAAGGAAATCTTGGACAGTGGCGATGAACCAATTGTAGTAGCAGATGTAATAGACTTACAAAAGAGTTACTTGATTCAGAAATATGGTAACGAATTGCTACAACAGCGGAGAGTTTATTCAACTTACAGTTTCGATGAAGAGTAACGAAAACAGTTTTAACAAATAAATAGTAATCATTAAAATCGTAAAAGCAATGGCAACGAAAATGAATGCAGCAACAGCAAAAAGAGTGAAGGCGTTAAAGATTAACGCAAAGACCGAAGAAGAAGCCCGTGAGAAACTTCTTGCAATTCTGGACGAAAAAGGCATCGAAGGTATGGAAGAGGAAGACACAGACACTATTCTGGATATTGCTGAATCATTCTTAGAGTACGACAACTCAGGCGATGACGAGGAACAGACAGAAGAGGAGGAAAATGACGAATTGGCTGAGGAAGTTGAGGAAGATGACGAAGAGCCTGAAGCCGATGACGACGAGGAAGAAGATGAGAACGAGGGTGACGAGTTCGCAGAAATGGACAGAACGGCTCTGAAAGCCTACATCAAGGACAACGAGTTGGACATCACCGTTAAGAAGTCTATGACTGACGATGATATTCGTGACCTTATCCGTGCCGAAGTTGGTGAAGAGGAAGATGACGAGAAGCCTGCACCGAAGTCAAAGGCAAGCACGAAAACTGCTGAAAAAGAAGCTCCGAAGAAAGAGGATAAGAAAGCTGCCGCACCTGCTAAGGAAGCAGAGAAGAAGGAAACAAAACCTGCTGCCGGCAAACGCGGAACGAAACTTGACCCTAAAAACAACGAAGATGACCGCAAAGCGTTCGCACCGTTGAAGAAGTTGTTCCCTGAAAGTGAATACGCATATGCTTGGGTAGCGAGTGCGGGTGTAACTATCAAACACAAAGGCAAAAACTCTCAGCGTTCTATGATTCTTATCGAGAACTGCTCAAAACAGGCTGACGGCTCTATCAAGTGTAACTTGTACCTTCTGACGTTTACAAAACAAACCGAAGTATTGGACAAAGCAGGTATTGACTACGAGCCTTGCTGGAGTGGAGCACCGCTTATCAAGGGCATAACTCTTGATGAAGCAATCGAAATCATCACCGACCTTATGGAGCACATTACGGCTACCGTTCAGAAAATCGACAAGAAGCTGGGCGAAAACCGCAAGAAAATGGAAGAGAACTTGGACAAAAAGAAACCTGCCAAGAAATCTACCAAAGTAGAAGAGCCTGAGGAGGAAGAAGATGAGGATGACGAAGAGGAGGAAGAAGCTCCAAAGAAAAAAGACATCTAAGTCTGCTCCTGTTAAAAAGACTACCAAAAAGAAATAACCTTATTTGGTAAGCAAAGAAAGAAGAGGAGAACGCGTTGAGCGCTCTCCTTTATTTTTCTCCCATAGTTAATAAGAAAGTAAGAAAAAGAAATACAACAAATAATTTTAGTGATATGAAAATTCCGAGTAATAATGTTTGCA